AGTTGTTTCTGTAGATTCAGTTGAAGTAGTTCCTTTAACCTCTTCTTTTGTTTCTTGGATAGGTATTTCCTTAGTTTCTTTTTTAACTTCTTTAGTTTCAGTTTTTGCAGTTTCATCTGCTGGAGTTTCATCAACTTCATTTGTTAAACTTGAATCTAAACTTGTTTTACTTACAGAATTATCTTCCTTAAATTCATCTGTAAATTGCATTTCTAAACCTTCTCCAAATGGAGTGTCAAGAATATTAAACTCCTTTAATGGAGCACTCTCTTTTTCTTTACTCATGTTTGCCTTATTAGTAATATACTATAAATATAACTGTTTTGGTTATTGTTTGCAACTACAGAAAATCAGACAGTTAACTAATCTTCTATAGCTTTATTATGTTTTAATTATTTAGTCAAAGGTTTAATTTTCTTACCATTTACTCCAGTATAATATTCTTTCTTAATTAACTTACCTGATTTATCATAATATTCCATTACTGGATTAGACCCATTAAAATTCCAACGCCTTGTAGTATCTGAATTAGGTACTGGTTGTTTAGGAGTATATTGAATAGTATCTTGTTTAGTTATTGAAGAATTAACAACTGGAGGAATTATTGGAGGAATTTCAACAGGAGAATTCTCTGGTTCATATTTATAAGGTTGTACAGGTTTTTTATATTGAGCTAGTTTAAAATTACCACCTACCTCTTTAGAAAAATCATAATATGATATAGCCCTATTTAACTTTTTAGTACCTTTATTATAAGGATCTACAGCAGCTAATTCACTATCTACGTCTTTTTTAGTTAAATCTAATCCCCAATCTTTATATTTTTTATAGTCTAAATTTAATTGCTCTTCTTTAGAATGTTTTTTATAATTAATTTTATCTACATTTGAACCTAGTGGTGATTTTCCTGTAGATAATACTTTATCTAAAGCTTTTTTATTCCATTGATAAGTATCTAAACTATCATTATAAGCTCTTAATCTAGGATCATTTTTATCATGTGTAATAATAGGTTCTCTATTTTGATTTTTAACAAAAGTATTTACTTTAGTTAGTTCATTTTTAACTTCACCTTTAGGTGGGAGTATAGATTGCTTTGGTGGCTGATAAATATTTACACTACCAAATTCTTGTTTGAAAGCTGTATTTGTAAATTCTTTTCCTACTTTAGTACTTGGATTTGGTTTTACACCATTAGTTTTAGTAAGATTATCATATGCTTCTTTAGCTCTAGAAGTTTGAGAATGATTTTGAATATCTTTAAATTTATTATATGTCATATCAGATTTATTAAGTTCTCTAAGTTCATATAAACTATTTTTAGATAAATTTAGACTATCATTATACATTTGTTTTCTATAAATATAGTCTTTTAAATCCTTACTCTGATATTCAGGTACTTCTTTTTTAATACCACCATTATCAAACTTCTCATAACTATCATTATAATCCTTAACCATATCATGATATGACATATCCTTATTAGCCTTTCTATAAGACTTCATAAGTTCTATTCTTTCTTTAACAGGTAATTTATAATACATAGTTATTTAGATTTAAGTCTATTCTTAGCTGCAGTAATCTTCATCTTTTCTACTACAATTTTCTTATCCATCATCTCCTTATCTAATTTAGCTTTCTTATTAGCTAATTGAATTTGATTTTCATTCTGAATTTTAATCATTTGAAGTTTCTTATTTTCAATTTCTGATTTAGCTTTAATTTCTTTTTCTTTAATAGCCATCTCTTTAGAATGTTTATTAGCATCGTGAGCTAGTTTAGATTGCTCCATAAAAGCTTTAGATCCTAATTCCTGTTGTTTTAAGGCATTAGCTGCAATCTCTGAAGGATCAGGAATACCATTAGCATTTTGATCTAAGTTTTCTTGTCTAGCAAATACACCAATCTCAGCAACTTGTACTTTTGTAGAATTATTAAGTTCTGCAATATATCTCTCTTGATCAAGTTTTAAATGGTCTAATTCAACTTGTTCAGCATGCATTTGTTGTTGAATAGATTCAACTTTCATTTCATGTTCTTGTTGAGCCTTACCTTGGTCAGCTTGACGTTTATAGAATTCCTCTTCTTTACGTTGTAATAATCTTACAATATCTCTAGGAGAATCATTCATTAATGTTTCTACAATTGCAGATAAATCTACTTTTTCAGATTGTAAAGCTACTTGAACTAATTGATCTAACTTAGCTTTTAACTCAAGATCTTTAGTATTGTTAGTTACAAATACATTAAACTCTGAAGATTCAAATTCATTTTCTTCTAAATTTAACATTTCTATACCCATGTCATCTAAAACATACTGAGCACTTAATCCTTTTTTATAAGCAATCTTAGCTACTTCAATCATAGCTGTATAAGCTCTACGCTTAACTTCAGCATGAGCTTCATATAAATATTCAGTAATTAAAGAAGACTGATTAACAGATCTTTCTACATTACCTACTAATTCTGAATTATTAATGGCCCCTAAACGTTGAGGTGTAACACCAGATACAAAAGCAACTTGTTGCTTAATGTAATCTAGCATGTTAATATATTGTTGAATAGATTGACTAAGACTTAAATCAATAGCCTGGAACTGATTAAACTTATTAGCTAATTGTCCAGTAGCGTTACCTTTCTTACCTTCTTCAAAACTATTAATAAAGGCAATATTCATCTCTTTTAGATAATACATCCATCTATCTAAGTCAATTCCATGTTGTTCAGGAATCTGAGCTAAGTCCATAATAAACTTCTTACCTTGGTCAGAAGCAAATGCTATCTCTAATCTATATGAAATAATATCATATAAATATTGGTAAGGTTTTAATCTATCAATAACACTAACTGATTGAGAGTTAGTTGCTTCATATATAAATCCAGTATAACCTAATCTACAGAAGTAAGGATTGTCTAATCTACGTCTTTGGTTAGCTTTAGGTTTAATATCTGTGAAAATATCTAATCCAATTTTAACACCTTCCCAAGCTTCATTAATCCAATACCATTCTACTTTAGCATCAGGGAATGCTTTTCTAAATACACTGACATTGAAAAGTTCATCAATGATCTCTGTATTAACATTTCCATCTTCATCAGTCCAAGTAACATCACCAATCTTTTTCATAGATTTCCACTCTACTCGTGTTACTCTAATAGAATAGTTATTACTATTATTTCCATTATAAGCATTGGTAGGTGTAACTCCTGCAAAAGCATTTTGGTTATTAGTTACTTCAAATTGAGGTTCAAATCCTCCAGCTGTATTAAAAGAACCAAAAGTTCCTCTAGTATAATTCTCTAATTTCTCTATATCTTCTTTAGATAGAATATCTCCATATTCATCTAAAATAGTGTTGATAGCCAACATTCTTTCTTCTACTACAGCAATAGCATCATCTACAAATGTAGTATCTCCGTCAAGTATCACTGTCAAGTTAACTGGGTTAACTCTACGCATAGCTACTTCATTGTTTTCAATACCTATCCAGTAAATCTCTTCACCAGCAATTAAAGCATCTTTCCAACCTTGACTAAGTAATAAACGAGTATTAAGTTTCTTTTTAAGAACCTTTAATATCTTATTAGCTTTAGATTCAATTATATCCGATGGTGTATATTTTTCATGCTTAATGATTTCTTCCGGTGGAGGCGGTGGATTATTAGGATCTGCATTAGGATCAATTTGATAAGCCAAACCTTGTTGTAAAGCTTCAAAAATCTTTTGTTTAATCCCTGCAGTCTTTCTATTAATATCATCTGGAGATTCTGTAACCACAATATGGTTGTCAGGTCTCTTAGTTTCTTCACCAATAAGCAATCTAATTGGTTCAGATATAATATCATAATGTTGAAATCTAGCTGAAAATGTGCTTGAGTTACTAATACCAAGCGGATCACATATTGCTTCAATATCTTTATGATTGACTTTACCATTATATAAATCATAGTTAATTAACTTTCTGAATCTATCAGAACGTAAGTTACTACCATTAGTGTATCTGTAATTTGAATAATAATTTATACAAGATTTACCCCACTCTTTGTCCTTTTGGGACATAGGTAATTTTTGTTGTGGTAAATTTTGACCACCTAAATTGGCATATATATCTTGACTCATTAGTTTGTACTTGCGTTAAATTGAGAACTTTTCCCTTTAAATATAAGGCTTTTCTTCCAGATTTTATCTAAATAAGAACCTGATGATGAAGTGATGTTTGATAGCTCTTCCACATGTATTCTATGTAGCTCGTATGTTTGTAATATGCATAACATTATAGCTATGACTCTATCAGTGTTTATTTCACGATCATAAGCTATTAATTCTTTTAATAATGGGATAGACTTAACTGTTTGAAATCTAACTATTTTGGATCCTTCAGTTGGACCATCTACTTCTTCATATAACCATTTCTTAAGGTATAACTCACATTGGTCTTTAATACCCGATGCTCCATTACTACCTCTGTTCATATGAATACCATATCCACGTTGTACTCTTGAGTCTTTGATCATATCTTTAATAATACCTGGTTGTTCACACATGTACATTAGAGAGTTCTTTTGTTCAAAGTATACTTTTAATCCTTTTAATTGATTTTCATATAGTACTCTAGAGTTATAGTAAATACATAACTTTCTACAGTTTTCATAGAACTGTTCAGCAGTATCTGGTCTAGAAGTATACTCTGCTACAATAATATCATGAGTACTTCCTGCTTTATAGAATCTCTTATAAACAAAAATTGATCCTAAGGATCCAGATTCTGACTTATCCTGATCATAAGGATCGCATCCTGCTACATATAAATAGTTTGGAACATTACCATTAACATCTTTTTCAGGATGCTCCCAGATTACCATACATCCATCTGTAGAGAATGATTCTCCAGACTTAGGATCTTTTCTTAATGGGAAGTCTATAATGTGAACTAACTCATCATTAGGTCTCCATTTAAGTTCTCCAGCATCAAAGAATAATTCACCTTTTTGAGCTTGACCTCTAAGACTGGGAGTATTTTCTAAAGTACCTAACCACTCTAACATTTCTGGAGAACCAAATACATTACCCTTATTTCTTAAGAATGCTTCTTTCCAAGTAGTAGGGAACTGTGTAGTAATGTTATGAATTGCTTTAGGATCTAAACCATGTTTAGCTTTAGCTCTTAAAAATTCAATATCATCTAAGGCAGCTTCATGATTAGAATTACCATCGTCATCTACCATGGGTTTTTTATACCATTTAGATTCTGGATTAAGACATAATCCTAAACGTCCTTTTGTAGCAGAACTAAAGAATCCTATCCTAGCATTAGGATTGAATGGATCTTCAAAATCTAACATATTATATTTCTCAGGATTAGTAAACATCTCATAGAAATACTTACTACCTGAATCCATATCACCTGATGAACCAAATACTAATGATACTCCAGTATAAGTAGAACCATCTTTAATCAAAGGTTCTGTATATCCATAGGTATCTGTAATATTATTAAATACACCGGCCTCATCTAATATTAACCAAGAAGCACTTAAACCTACGGCTGCAGTAGGATTGTCTTTAAAGCTGATTGCTCTAACTTCAGAGTTAAAACCTTTCCATACTTTAACACCACCTACTGTTGCCTGGTATCTAGCCTTAATAAAATCTTTAAGATCAGGATTCCTCTGTTTTCTAAATTCTGTATTAGTGTTGATAAAGTTTGAATTATCAACAACCATGTTCATTGTATTCTGACTGAATGAACTAAAGAATGCTCCAATTACTGCTTTACTATCTGGATAGAAGTAGAACTCATGTGTACATATTGCAGCAGCTTTATAAGACCAACCTTGACGACGACCTTTTACTGCAACTAGTGATTTTTGATTTAGTCTACAATATTCTACCATATGGAAGAATTCATAATCTAAATCTATAAACCTAGGAAAAATCTTAGATTTCTTTCCGGTCTTTTCATTAAGACCTAATATTGGACAAAAGTTGAGGTAAAAAAAATGTTGACCAGTGATTTTTTGACCGCATGAATTAGTAAATCCATTTAAACATTTATCTCTAACATCTTGCCAGAACTCTACATATTCTATAGTTCCTGGAATAGAGTTAGTATATAAACCTGTTTTATTATATTGTTCAGCAAGATATGAAAACTCTTTAGTATTCTTAAAGTAGTCTACACATATTACATAAGGATTATCTTTTAACATACTTATTTATCTTCAAACATTCCAAGTTGAGCATCTCCTCTAACTTTATTACCAGATGAATTTTCCTTGTTACAATTATCTAAAGCTGACTGAACAGCTTCTTGCATTTTAGGCATATCTATAATTGCTTTTTGAATCTTAGTTATACTATCTTCATTATATTCAGCAGTTTTAAAAAACTCTTCCATCTTACTAATAGATTCTTGAACAGCTCTAAACAACTTCATTGCTGGAGTAGTATAAATCTTTTCATACATTTTAATACATTCTTCTACATCAGAAGTTACTTTAAACTTATCATCTTTAATAATGTGATCCATAATTAACTTATGTCTATCAATATTACCATGCTGAAAGAATGGTGATTTAAATGAAGCATAATACCAAGTGTACTTAATTACATTAAACGCATAAGTCTTATCCTTAGATTTATCTTTCTCCCAAACAGATTTGAATGGTTCAATAACCAAACACTCTGGAGCTACAATAATCTTACTATCTTTTAAGTCAATTATACGGATCATTTATTTATTTTATTATATTCCTTTTCAAAGAATTCAAATAGCTCCCCCATAAGATAACCATTTAAATAAGCATAAGGCTCATTAGCTTTACCTCTATGAAAGAATATTGATTTATGTTCTAATATCTCTTGAATCAAATGAGAGATCTCGTGTGAGATTGTATTCCAATATTTCTTTTTATCTGTATTACTAGAACTAATAATTATATAGAATATGTTTCTCTGTAATTTTTCAGAGTATTGATGATTACATAAACCTAACCAAGTATCATCAGCATGTTCTATAATTCCATATTTTCTTTTAAGAGTTCTAAGTTGAGATTCAATAGAACCTACTCCTACTGAAACTAAAGCATCATATGGTTGAGCAATTATCTGTTTATGCATTATTTCCCTAATCCTTTAATAATAATTGGTGTAAAATATTTATCTCTTAATTCTTTATAAGGATGATTAAGTTTATAATATTCACCATCGTATTTACCAGTAGTAAACTTACTCTTAAGTACACCCTTAGAATTTATGTGCTCTTCAATTTGTAAACTTTCAACCACAAATAGTTTCTTTTGAAAGACTCTTTGAGGAACACGACTAGTTATACTAGTATTAGGTTCTGCTAGCGGTAATTGAGATATATATTCTAGTTCTATAATCATAATTTACCATTTAGATTGGGGGCACTTAGAATATTCTGAACGAGTTTTACTGATAAGTGGGCATTTACAAATGTTACAAACATTATTTTTATTTTCTGGACATTCAGAACATATAACAGCTCTATCCATTGCTATCTTTTCAATTCTAGGATTTTCCCAAATTACATTGGACCAACCATTTAATATCTCTTTAAGCTTGTTCATCTTAATTTATTTATTAAAATAGTTAAAACTTTTAATTTAAGAAGTACTACTTCTCTAGTATCTTGATCTTTTTGTAAAGTTTTATACAATTTTATTAATTTTTTATTTTTCATCTTCTTTTAATTTTAAACGTTCAACATAATCTCTATTGTGTACAGTAGGTCTAAACTTACCTAGGTAAATTAATTGAACTACTTTACCTTCTCTATTAGACATTGTATCTCTAATTACTCTAAACTGGGAATCACATATTCTTTCCAATTCAATTTTAGACAAACCAAACTCACCCTTAATTTCATCCAATATTTCTTCATAGATATTACTTTTAGTTGAGTTCATTATATATACTTAAAGTTACCTAAACGATATGCCTCTTGTTCCTCTTCATTCATAGAAGATTTACCATCTATAATTGATAATCTATAATTACCTAAAGTAGAATCAATCCTAAAGTTAGGATCACCTATTCTATGGAAATAATTATTTACTGGAATTCCCTGGAACTCTATCATCTCTACTGTGTGTTTTTGATCTTCCATTATACAAAACTTAAATTAACTGAATCATGTTTTAAAATATGTAATATGTTAGGATTAACTTTAAGTGTATTCTTATCAACTTGTTGGAATACTTTCTTAGTAACCAACTTCTTAATGTAGTTATTAAAGTTAAATTTATCCATGTCTAATGACATACGTATATCTGTTCTAGAATCTTTATCAAGAATAGAGATTTGTTTATCTACAATAACAACTAGTATCTCAATTTCCTTTTCAGTTAAATGCCCCATAATAGGATTTAACATCTGAATGAGATATTTAGTTTTCTGAGATATGGGAAGTTTAAGTTTGAATTCCATTAGTTTAATCCTTTATTACATAAATCTCTAGCACTAATACATTTCCAAGATGTTCCTTCAGTAGTTACACTAAATAAACACCAATCAACTATGTCTTGATAAAACTGATCATAAAAAGAACTACTTTCATCTAATGCAATTACACTATGAAATCTTTTTCTAAAACAATTATGTACTCTAGTATCTATAATTTCAGGATCAATATTTCTAGGTATAAAGTTTAATTCAAATTCGGTAGTGTACTCTCCATTTATATTCATAGCAGATGGATATACTTTATATTCAAATCTACCATAACCTTGTTTAGATCTAACTTTAGAATCTGCTTGGAGATTTATGATCTTTAAAAACGTATCTATAAATTCTTTTGTAACTTTCATACTACAAATATAACTGATTTAGTTATTATAACCAAATTTATTATATAACTAAGTTGGTTATACAAAGTCATACTTAAAATATTAATTAACTAATATCTTGTTACCTATAAATTAAACATGAGAGTGCCCTTCCAAATTCTTACAAACTTGGTAGATCCTGTTAAGGATTATTAATTTGAGAGGTTTGTTAAAATTGTCTATTTCTACCCAACTAATAATCCATCTGATTATTAGAGGAGGGTTAACTTTAATCTGGTTAAATCCAGGGCCTACTTCTTAGCCAATGTACCCTTATAGTAACTCACCATTATTTCAAACTCTTTTAGAGTAGAGGATTGAATCTCAGAACTATGACACAAATGTTGTTCCTACAAACCCTGTTCCTTAAAGGTTCCTTTCTCAAGGGATAACTTCAAGTATAAAACTCTATTGTAAATATACGGTATTTTTATCAATCTACCAAATTTATTTAATCTATTCTTCAGTTATAGGACTAGTTCCGGTTAATAAATAAAATTGATTAATCTTTTCAGACATAATTAACTTATCATTAATATGATCCATGTCATCATAATCTAGTTTATCATTATATCTTTTTTTACATACACCCATTTTAAGGTAAATTGATCCATCAGGTAATATACCTTTTATTTGATGATCTAAAAAATTCTTTGATTTAAATTGACTCTTGCTCATATTTTGCTGCTTTTTTAAGGTTTGTAAATTTTTCTAATGGTTGTAAATTATTTAATGAATGTATTTCTTTTATTGGAGTATTTGATTTAAACTTAGAAATAGGTTTTATGTGATCTACTACCCAATATGTACCATAGTTATCCCAAGTCATATTTTGATCAAATTTAGATTCTAGATGAATTTTTAAATCATCAAATGTATAACCCAATATATCAATTGTTTTATTTGTTTTCTCTGTTTGTAGTCTTTTTAAAACGCCATTTAAAGTTCTTCTCCAAATTGCTCTCCAAGGATATTTCATATAATAATTTCTAGTTAACTTATTTATATGTTCTCTATTATTTTTTCTATATTGTTTTCTATATTCTTTAACTTTAATTTCATTATTTATTACATATTGAGTACTTCTAGTTTTAACTAATTCTTTATTATTTGCATAATATATTTTGTTTTTTATAACACCTTTTGTTTTATTATAATCATTAATAGATTTAGTTCTTTTATCTGGATTATTTTTAATCCATTCATTTTTTGTTTGGTTTCTACAAACTTTACAAGTTTTAGCAACACCATATTTACATTCTTTATCTTTATTAAAGTCTGTAATTTCTTTTTCAATATTACATTTTTTACAAGTTAATCTCATTATTTAATATTTAATTGTTGCATTTTATTAGTTAATTCTTCGATAGTAGATATACTACCTCTAAATAGTTTTTCTTTATAATTATTTTTATTAGTTATTACACTTAAGTAATTAAAATCTTTACCTGTACATTTTTCTAATAGAAAATCTCCATATTCAAACATATCATTTGATATACCATTATATGTATTTGGAAATACTTTCCATCCTAAATTTAATATTTCTTGTTCTAACATATGTTTAATTGTTGCATTAGTTTAATTAATTCTGATTTGTTTTTAATTTTTCCATTTTTACTAAGACTTAAAGTTTTATATCCATTAGGACTAATTGCTAATTTTAAATTTTGTACTTTTCTTCTAACATTTCCTAAATTAGAAACTTCATACTCATTTTCAAAATCAACTACATCTTTCCAAATTTCTATTGTAGGTGTGTAGTATAGGTTATTTTCCATTTGTTATATATATTTAAAAAGGATAAGGTATATTAATATAATCATCTTTTAGAAAAAATAATGTATAAGCATCTATTCCCCAATCTGAGTTATC